ATTGTCAATCTTTTTCCCCTCGTGTGGATAAAGTTTTTTTAACTTTTCAAATTTATTCATATTATTCAGGCGTTACTGCTTCGCTTAACCTTTGACTTGTTTCATTTACTCCTTTTTGTGTACCCAAACTTGTTTCAAAAGGTCTTGCAGAAGCTATATTTGTTTCGTTTTGTGTTGGAGTTGGTATATTCAAAGCCTCATCGCTTGCTGGCTCTTGTAGTTCTTTTGACAAACTTGCTTGCATTAAGTCTGAATTGATCGCTCTTGCTTTTCTTTGATTATTTTCCATTACTATTTGAATATGTGCTTTTGCATAATCTCTTAATCGTTGAGAAATTTCAGCGTTTTTCTTATCAATTCCTATTATTTGACCTTGTTTGTTTGTTTTTTCAAAGTCAATATTGTCTATATCATAGTCAATTATATGCTGTATAAAGCTTGCTGTTGCTCCTCTGTTGATTTTAGGATTATGCCCTAGCATTATTTCTCTTATTGCAAAATCAGCCTCTTTAATTAGTTGTGTATCGCCCAAACTCTTCACATCTAAAGCTTGTTGAATATCCTCGTCATTAAAGCCTGCTGTTTTTAATGCTGTTTTGATAAGCCATTCAGGGTTGACCCTTTGTGATAAAGCTGGATTTCCGCTGACTTCTGCAATTATCTTACTTTGTCTTTGTGAAGTTATTTCGTTTATTTCTTCCTCTCTTGATCCACCACTTACTATTACATCGTCAACATCGCCAACATCGTCAAGTTCTTTTCTTGTTAGTTCGTCCATATGAATACCATCTTTCCCTAACAATTCAATTGATTTTGCTTTTGTTAAATGCTCTTTTAAGCCCCAAAAATATCTGTATCCTTTTTCTGCATAATTATCTGAATATTCTTTATTGACTAATCCTATTCTATCTGAAGCTTGAGCAAGATTGCCATAATAAACACCAACTTTTGTATCTTTGTCTGAAGTTCCTTGTAAATCTGAAGAAACACCTGTTTTTTGCCCTAAGTAGTTATCTAAATATTGTACTAAATTGATTGAACTTGTTACTTCAGGAGTTTCAATTGTTACTATTTCGCCTTTTTTACCTTGATTTGCAACAATTACATTATCTGGGACAAACTCCATTAGTTCGTTTACATCGCCAAATTCACTTCCACCTGTAATTCTCATCGGTCTATTTCTTCGTCTTTGATTTTCAATAGCTTCATTCAATATCAACCGCATTGCTTCAGCAGTTGGCAAAATATCATCGCCTGCTCCCTTACTCCAAAACATAAATTCTTCAGGGTTAAATGCCCAACTACTCCATAACCATTTATTACAACCATAAACATTCTTTAATTCATCAACTTTTAGCCAAATTTTTGTCTTTATATCAAATAATAGATAATATCGTTTACCCTCAAAATCCATATTCCATTCAACTAAACTTGCAACTTGCTGTCCGACATAAGCATTCATTTCAGGATTGAGATTTAATGATTTCAACCTATTGTATTTATCATTTAAAGTTTCGTTATCAATTTGAACATCGCCACTTGCATATGCGTTATCTAGTAAAATAACTTGTTTTCTATCATATATTTTTTGAACTGCTTTTTCTCTAATTACTGCCATTGTTCTGAATATGTCTTTTTCTCCACAATATAAATTCTTTTCTAGTCGCCCATTTCTGCCTTCACAAACAAAACTATGATAATCAACTACATCATAATGTGATTTGTATTCATTTTGTACGCTTGAAGCATATATTTTGTTTATACCTCTACCACTCATCAAACAAAGCTTTTTCTCTGCCCTATCTTTGCTTTCCCAGCCTGCTCGCATTGTGCTTTGATCATCACGCCAAGCAGAAACGATTTTTTCGCTAAAATTTGGCATATCTGAAGTCCTAAAATTGACTGTTGGAGGATTATCTATCTTTGACAAGTAAGTATCAATTTGGCCAGACATTATAGGAAATGGGATATTTACTCTATTATCCATCAATTCAAGAACCTTATTAAAATATAAGTCTTCTATATCTTTAATAGTTTCCATTCGCTTTTTCTTCATCATCATTCCTGAATCAAACTGTTTGCAAGCTATTCTTGTTAATTTATCTTTGAAAGTTTTGCTTAATTCCATATTATTTTATCATTTGAATAATATGTGGCGTATCTTTATAAAATTGCTTAATGCACTATGTAATTAATGATGTTTTTATGTCACACTTATAAAACTATAATTACGTAATGCACTGTAGATAAATCTTGTGCATATAGCACATTAAACAATCTTATCCCCCGTATCTAGTCATTGGCTTATATGCTTTTTTAACTTTTTGCTTTTGTTTAATAGTATTTTCTTTAATCTTAATATGAAAAGCCAAAGCATCTGCAATATCAATTGTCTTACCAACAGGAAAAAGCAAAAGTTCGTCTTCAAGCTCTTTCATATGTCTTCTTGTTTTTATTATACCAGTTTTTAGTAAAGGTATCAAACCACGTATTCTTTGAAGCTTGTCTTGTGTATCCTTAAACATTTCAAGATTGATATATTGGGTACGTCTTCGCATCTCTTCCTCAAAGAAATATTTTAAACTTTCTTGATAAGCAATACCCTCAATCCATAACTTAATATTTGCAAAAGGATATGTTTTTCTCAACTCATTAAATATGAAAAAAGTTAAGTCAATCAATTCTAAAGGATCAAATTTGCCTACTTTATAATCTAAAATAAACCAGTCTGGCAATTCTATGCTTTTACCAACTGCAACAATTGCTGTATTACAAGCGTCTTTTTTCTTTGATATAGCAGGATCAATTGTTATGTCTATGTCAAAAGTTTTTGGCAAATCAGTTTCTTCAAAGTATGTAAAATATTCAGGCTTAAACTCTTGTATTTCACTTGCAATAGGCATTTGTTGATAAAGTGAATACCAATCGTATATATTTTGATGTTTTATTATATTTAATTCGTCTAAATCTTTTTTGTCTTTCCATAATGGCTCACCAATTCGTCTGTATTTTTCGTCAACAACTGCAACTGCAGGAAAACTTATTATTTCCCATTTTTCGCCTGTATTTTTTGAAGACTCTAAAACTCTTGCAACTAAATCGTCCATATGCCAACGTGTCATAATTATTATGATTGCTCCGTGTTTTTCAAGTCTTGTTGTTACAACTGAAGTATACCAATCCCACGTTTTATTTCTTATTGTTTCGCTTTCTGCTTCCTCTCTATCTTTTAAAGGATCATCAATCAAAAAAATATTAGCACCCTTACCAGTAGTTGAACCACCTCTACCAACTGAAGTATAACCACCTTTGTTTTGAGTTTGCCAATATCCTTTTGCTTTGCTGTCTTCTTTTAATCTAGTATTGAAAACTTGTTGATATTCATTTGAATTGACTATATCTCTTGTTTTACCGCCAAAAGTTACTGCTAAATCGCCAGAATAACTTGCTGTTATAATCTCTTTTTCAGCGTTACGCCCTAAGAACCAAGCAGGAAAATATATGCTTGCTAATTGTGATTTTCCGTGTCGTGGAGGCATTTCTATTATTAGTCTTGTTATTTCGCCTTTTTCTACTTTTTCAAGTGCATTTGCTATTTCTTGATGATGCCAATTTACAGTATAATTTTTATCTATTGTTACGCAAAAATCAACTAAATGTTGTTTTGAATTATGTATTGCTAAATCTGTGAAATTATTCATTATCAAGTTCCTTTATTCTTTGATTGATTATTCTTCGCCAATTACCACCACCACTTGCATTGCTTAAAACAAACTGTAATTCTTTAATAATATAAGCATTTACTATAAGTTTAAAAGTATGCTTTTCTTTTGCTTCTTGTAATTTAAAAATATTTGCAACGTCGTCATTATTCATTTTTCTTGTCGTCAATAGTTTTTTCTTCTTTTGGCTTTGCTTCGTCTAGTCGTTTTAATTCTAATTCAGCAAGTCTTTTTCTCTGCATTTCAGTTAAATGCAAACTCTCGTCTTTCGTTGTAACATCAATATCAGTCCTTTGACTAAACTCTGCTTTTCTCTTCCTTGATAAATAATCTATTGCATTTGTGTAACAATTCAAACCCTTAATTGCTTCTTGTCTAGCTTTCAAAACAGGCTTTTCCCTTAACCTAGCCAATCTTTCGCTAAATAATGGGTGTGCTTTTAAATATCTGTAATAACTATCTTTGCCAATATCCGCATAATACAGTATTTCTTGAACAGTTGCATCAATTGCAGTTGCCTCCTCTATTTTCGCAATTATAGTTTCCTCTGTTTTGCCGTTTTTTTTGTCTTCTTCTGATATATCAAACCATTTTCTTCCCCTTGTTTCTTTTTTGTTTTTAGTACCCATATTTTTATTTTTTAAGTATCAAAATTATTTCTTTTTCTTCGTCTCCTGTTTTTGCTAGATTATTGATCATTCCTGTATCTCTTATTTCAAACTGTTTAAATCCTGCTTGTTTAGCAAGTTTTTTTCCGTCTTCTAGTAAAGGATAAGATTGACTTCCAATTTGCAAAGCAAAAACTCCTTTTTCTGTTAAAGCATTATATACTTTTTCAATCAAGACTTTATAAAAACTATCTCTCCAAATCTCATAATTTGAATATTTTGTGTGTGATTGTTCCCCCCCTTCATACTTTTCAACATCAAAATAAGGAGGAGAAGTTAAAGCAAAATCAAACTTTTCTTTTAATTCAACATTTTCAAAAGGAGAGCAAACTAAATCAACCGACTTTTCACTAGAATAATTTTCAAAAGCACTCCACATATTGTTTACTCCTTCATTTTGTAAATCAGAAGCATCTATTCCCTTATAGTGTTTTGCTGTTGAAAGTAAAAACCCGACAAGTCTTCCACCCCAGCCGTGGCAAGGATCTAAAATATTCCCTTTGTTTCCAAATTCATTGATTAGTTCTTTTGCTAAATCAGAAGGAAAATCTAAAGGCATTCTAGCACCTGCAAAAGGCAACCCACCTGAAATAATCTTATTTAAACTAGGTTGTTCGTCATATATAAATCTTAATCTTTCTGGTTTTATTTCATTATTAAGTATTTTTAAATATCCGTCATATACTGAAGTTTTATCTCCGTTTGTTTTAAACTGTATAGGATGAAAAGCAAGAGATAAAAAACGTGGATATCTCTTGTTTTGATACTTTGCTTGTAAAAAGTATATTTTTGCTAATCCTTGCGTTATATTTGTAAAAGCATTGATTTTATTTTCGTACAAACAATCATATTGCTGTATAAAGTCTTTGCAATAATCTTTCCACGCTTCATTTAACAAATTATTTGGTATTTCTTGAGCTTCAAACTCTTTATTTACACTTTCAAGCTGTAATTCACTATCATAACCAATTAAATCTTTCATTTCTTCGTTAAGTTCTTTTAATTCAGCTATTTTTATTTCTTCTATCCATTCGCTTTCATTTAACATATTATCTAATAATCTCCACATCTTTTCTTGTTGTTCTGTTAGCACTCTTTCGTCGTGTTTTCCAAATATAGTTTTTCCTGTATCGTCAATAATCCAAACATCAGGCAATTTATATTCTTCTTTGTATTTTTGCCAAGTCAAAAATCTTCCGTGTCCGACTATAATAACTCCTTTTTGATTGACTTCTACTGATTGACGCCAACCTATTTGCGACACTAATTTTGCAAGTTTTTTTAACTGCTCGTCTGGGTGTTTTTTAGCATTCTTTTCATATAGTTTAATGTCGTTTATATCAATCATATATTTAATATTGATTTAAAATATTTTCTTTCCAACGTTTCAGTTCTTGTTGGGTTAAAGCCCTATCATCAATTAAAGTGTCTAAAATAAGCTTAATTTCATCTTTAATAAAGCCCTGTAAAGCGTATTTGAACAGAAATTCTTTACTTTTAGCATCTAAACCATCAAGATATTTTACTATGTCGTCAAAATTTTTACTTCGCATTGTCTAAAGCTTCAGTTAATTCATCAAGTTGAGCATTAGTCATCTTGAAGTTTTTAAAATTATCCTCTATTGCGTTTTTTAATAGATTATATTCAATGTCGCTTAACTCAATATCAACATCACTATTCATTTTTGTTGCAATAGCATCTTGCATTTCTTTTATGCCTGCTTTTTCTAATTTTTCAAAATAAGATTTATCAATTTCTTGTTGAATTGCTTTCTTTTCTTCTTCGTCTTTAACTCCATTTAATTTTTTAATTAAAAGAGCTTTGCTTTCATCAAATAAAGTTTGTTGTTTTTGATTAGCCTCTCTTATTAAATCTAAAGTTCCTTTGATTTGTTCTGCAATTTTTTTAGGTACTTTTGCATATTTCTTAAATTCTTGTAAAGTTTCAAACTTTGCTTTTTCCATTGTTCCTAAGTCGTTGATTAAAGTTTGTACTAATCCAGTTTTTAGTGTAATTTTCATAGATTTTTTATTATTTATATTGTAATTATAGCATAAATTAGTCTAAAAAGGTATAGAATCTAATTCATTTAATTGTTGATCAGATAAAGTTTCGTTGTTTTGTTCTTGTACTACTGCTTGATTATCTCGTGGCTTACTCAATAAAATATTCCAGTCAGGGTGTTTGTCTTCTTTTTTGTATTGGTTTGTAAAACAAACAAGTCTTGTTTGTACTCCGTTTATTTCAACATATCCGCTCATATATTGACCTTTTTGTCCTTGTTTTACCCACAAAGCTCCAATATTATTTTCTTTTTCCATAAATTTATTTGTTAGTTAATAAATCATTGTTTTCATAAATATTGCCCAAAACTTCAAAAGTCCATAAATCTGTATCATTCCATATTTCGTAAACCTCATCTTCGTTACCAACTCTAAACTGCAAATTAAATTCGTCCCAACAAACAATTCCTACAAAGTCCATTTTATCACCACATTCTTTATCATAAAAATTTACTTTCAAAATATCATCTTCATAAATAGCAACATTGTTTTTATCTTTTAGCCCAGTAAATTGCATTACTTCTAAATCAGTTTTTTTATTTATAAATTTATTTAAAGCATTAGCCCATTCTCCTAAAAGCATTATTTCACCAAACAAACTAAAACCTCTTAAAGTTTCATATTCATAACCTAAAATCCATTCTTTTTTTATTTTATCCCACGCTCTAAATTTAAGATCTCGCATATTATTTTAGATTATTTAATATATTTTCTTTCCAGCGTCTTATTTCTTC